CCACCTTTTTTAAAATTCATTGGTTCTACAGTAGAGTCTTCTGGGCGTATCGAATTAATATAATCAAATTCTCTTTCCTTCTCAAGAATTTGTTTATATTTTCTATCTAAATGTTTCTCTGATTTTTTAAAATTACTGTGTCTCTCTTTTTCAAGCTTGTAATATTTATCTCCAGAACCATCTTTAAATTTTTTTCTTTTAGGAAAACCGGCTTTCATATTCGCATATGCTTTTTTAGAAATAGTAGATTTAGACTTAGGTCTTGAAATACCTAATTTTTTTCTTCTATTAATATTTGCCCAAAGACCTTGTTTAGCCATTATTTTTTCTTTGATTTACCGGCTTCAGAAAGAGCAATAGCAATTGCTTGTTTTCTAGATTTTACAACTGGACCTTTTTTACTTCCAGAATGTAATTTACCTTTTTTAAATTTGCTCATTGCTGTTTTAACAGTTTCTTGACTTTTAGTCATTCCACCTTTTTTAAAAACACCTCTACCTTTTAAAACATCCGCTCTAGTAACTTTACCATCACCTGTTAAATCAGGAAGTGATCCTTTTTCTAAACCGACTCTAACAATTCCTCTTCCTCTTAAAGATATGTCTCCCATTATCTTTTGCCTTTCATCATTTTGCCTTTTTTCTTTTTAGACATTTTAGCAGTTAACATATCTGCTTTTTTCATTTTACCAGATTTAGTTTCTTTATATCCTTTTGCTTCCATTGCATATTCTCTAGCTTCTGAAGCTTTAGATTCCATACCTTCATGTCCTTCAGACATATCAGCATAACCACCTTTTGATAAACCTACTCTAGCAATACCATTTCCTCTTGTTTGTTTTCCTAGTCCAGCCATTTTATTCTCCTATCCGTTTTCTTGTTCTTTGTTTGATACCGGTTTATTTGCCATAGTGCGTGCCACCGATTCTGCACTTCGTCCCACAACGTAACCACCCAGACCAATTTGTAAAAGAGTCCATACGTCTCCTGGAAGAGTTATAGTTATAGAAGCTTTAAAAAAAAATAAAATTACTGGCCCTAATACATAATTCCATATTAATATAAAAATTAATACGTACATTAATAATGGTCTCCAACTAGATGCAAACCATCCAGCTTTTGCTTCAGCTTCGATAATCTTTGCTGCTGCAGTTAATTCTTGTGTATTAGATTGTAGTAATTGAGTTTGTAGATCTGCTTTTAATTTTGCTTGTAAATCTTTATCAGGAACTGATTTTTCAATTGTGTTAAAAAGAATTTTTGCTAGAGGTGCTACAGCTCCTAACATTTGCATCATGGCTTAATACCACTTAGCTGATCTTTTTTTCTCAGGAAGTATATTTCCTTGGCCTTGAACTACATCAGTTTGAGTTTCATTTGGTTTTGACATTTCAATATCAATTCCACCAACTAAATATCCTTCTTTATTAATAAATTTAGAATGATTTACTTCTTTTGATTGTCCAATTTTTGTATTTTTCTTTTTCATAACCATTTTATACTCCTTTTTTATTGATTTGGAAATCTATTTTTAAGTTTAGCAGCTAAAACAGTCTTCTCTAATGAAGTATTTGCTCTTAATTTAGCTAAATCTTCATTTTGTTGTAGTTTTTGACTATCTGTTGACTGTGCCATCATAGCTTTCATCTTATCTAGGTTGATTCTTTCATTGCTCTCTTGTCTTTTTCTATCATTTTCTTGAGCTTGAAGATCTAATTCTCTAGATTTAAGTTTAGCAATTGGATCATTGTCAAATTGTGATGTAATTTTTTTCTCTTCGTTCATAAATTCTTCCATCATCTCGGCAATCAATACTGCTTTTCTAGCTTCAATTCTTTCAGTTAACATTCTTACTTGAATTTGCATTTGTTGATTTTGCATTGCTTGTGGATTTTGTTGCATTTGTTGTAATTGCATCATCTCTTGTTGAAATTCTATTTCAGTTTGTTCTTGGGCCATTAAAGAAATATGTTCAAAACAATTTTTTTCTAATGAAGCCATAATTACAGGGGCATTTCTTGCCATGTTAGTTGCCATAAAATTTAAATGCGCAGTGATATGTGCTCTATGGTCTTGTCCTGGGAATGCTTGGAATGGTTTCCCTGCTAGAGCATCAATATGTTCTAGCGCAGGGTCCTTTGGTGTGGGTTGATCTGGTTTTAATAAAATACTGTCAATGTCTCTAACTCCTAATGCTGCATACATGTTTCTATAAACTTCATACATGTTATGAAGTGCTGGATTTGCCATTGCAAGTTGTAATTCTGTTTGTGCAATTGATATTCTTTGTGTTTGTGAAAATATATTTGGATCTGCAACTGGAATAATATCTACTTTGTTATCAAAGTCTGTTTGTTTAATTGTTCTCTGTGCTCCAACAACTTCGTAAGGATATTCTGGTGGTAAATAAGTAGAAAATACATTTGCTAACAATTTAAATTCTTGTTTCATTGCTGCATATATTCTTTTGTGAATTGCAGACATTGTTCTGCTTCCTCTTTCCAGCAAAGCCACGGTCGTGCCCACTGCTGCTTGCTGATTCCCATCCCCTACTTGCATGTCCGCTATCGAAGCAAAGCGCTGACCTGCTTGAACCACGACCCCCATTAATGCTAATAAAGTTTGTGAAGGTTCCTTGTATGGTAAAGTCATAAATGCATCTCTTAAATTTCCTCCAGGAGCATCTACATCTCTCCATTCACCAGGTTGAATAGATTGAGCGTCATCTCTAATTCTAATTCCTCTTTGTTTAAATCCTGCAGGTAAATTAGATAATGTTCCTGCATCTAGTAACTGTCTTAATGCTTGAGTAGCAGTTCTTGATAAACCACCAATCATTTGAATTAAACCATTACCATAGAAACCAAATCCAGGTAAAAATTTAAAGTGAACAAAGTAATTAATTTTTTTCTTTAATGGATCATTTTGCGCATAGTTACGTCTAATAGATAATACTTCTCTTGAGTTTTCTTCAATTGTTACAATATATGGAAGTTTAATTCCTGTGGGCTCACCAGTCTCTGGATTTATATCTTCAAATCCTTCGAGATCCAAATTAACATGACATTCTAATAATGTGAAAACATCTTCAGTCTGACCACTCATTGTAACACCTTCTAATTGTCGTTCTTTAGATTTTACATCATCGTCTTGTGTTAATTCATCAGATGCTACTAATTCTATATCTCTATAAAAACCTGCAACTTGTTGTTTTCTTAATTCGTTTTCAGAAATTTTAATTGAATGAATAACTGCTTCTGCATCATCAATACTATTTGCTGTGTATGGAACAATTATATCTTGAGCTTGAATAAATTTTGATACTGCTCTTCCTAATGTTTCATCATAATAAATTTTTTTAAATGTAGATCCCGATAAAGGTAAATAAAATAACATTTGATCAAACTCTGGTTCATATTCTTGCATAACATCCATGATTTGATAATTCATAAATTCAGAAACTCTATCTGCTTGATCTTGAATCTCTGGAGTTTCTAATCCAATAACTTGAGTTCTAACTGGTCCTTCTGGTGGTAATAATTCTTTATAAGCTAATGCTTGAAATTGTGTAACTGCTTCTGCTAGTACAGGATGTGTTGCACTTGATGCACCTTGAAATGGTTCTGTTCTTGATTCATATTTAAATCCTAATAAATCTAATCCTTGAGTATATGCTTTTTCCCAGTCTGATCTTGAATCTTTATAAGATTGTGTATCTTGATAAAGTTCAGAACCTAATCTATTTAAAACTTGTTCTTCAATAACTTCAGCAATGTTTGCACCAAACTCTGTTGACGCGGATAAATTTTTAGTTGGGTCAAAATTTATATCAACACTACCATCTTCATTTTCTGTAAGTTCAGTTGGTCCAGCAGGAGTTTCCTCAACAGATTGAGCAATCTGTTCTACTTCTAATTCTCCTGGTGTTAACTGATCAGCTACGTTTGGTAGCGACTTGTCTATTTCTGCCATTTGTAATTTTCTCCGATTTTACTGTTCTAACAGTATTATAGTTAATATTCAAGCCCTGTGGGTTTGGTCCTCTTTTAGGAGGTACTGTTAATGTTAATCTTTTAGGTTTAATCATAAATTTCTGGTTCCCAATCTGAAATGTAGTCGCTAGGGTTCTTTTCAATATCTGCAGTAGCTGCTTTTTTTTCTTTAGCTATTTTTTTATCAATTCCTTTTCCCTCCGTTGCATATGATTTTAATCCACTAATATCAGATTTAAGCTCTATTATCTTTCTGTAACCATCTTCAGCATCAAATTCAATATTTCCATCCCAATCAGTTACACGTGGAGCTGCTTCTGTTGTATAAAAATTATATCCTTTAGTTTTATCTGGTGCAAGATGAAATGATTTACCACCTGGGTTCTGTACAGCTTTTCGTTCTCGATATAATTCTAATACTACTGGTTGATCTGCAACATTGGTTGGGCTATCATATTCAATAAACATTCTATCTGATGTTGGATCTATAGTTAATGTAGCTGTTTGAGCATCACCTGTTTCAGGGTTTTTAAATTTAACTTCTTTTTTAATAATACTGGATTCTTTTGGCATTTTTATTTCAGTTCCTTCTTTAAGGATTTTTGTCATTAAACCTTCCATCCAAGATGGAGCAGTTGTACCTTTTACTGCCTCTGCAAATACAGAAGGTTTAACAGAAGTTCCTAATTTTAATAAATCTAATTTTTTAGCTGTTGGATAAAGTAAAGCTCCTGTTCCCATTACAGCTCCTGTTTTTAAAATATCTCTTCTTGTGGGATCTATTGTTTCATCAACTGCAGTTGTTGGTGGTTTTGCTTTTGTACTTTTAATAGCTCCTTTAGCAAGTCCATAAGCTAAAAATGGATCTGCAACTGATCCTGCTATTTCAGCAACATCTCCTGCAACTAAAGTTCCTGTTGTTGTATCTTTTGGAATATTTTTTTCTATGAATTTATTTATACCTAATTTTTCTCCTCCTACTGGTTGATAAAGTTCAAAATTTTTTCCCTCCTGACTAAACAGTGTTTGTAATGGTTGACCAATTAAAAATTCAGTTCCCTCTACAACTCCTTTTGCACCTTTACCTAAAAAGTATTTTGGATTTGTTAAAAGTTGTTTTCCTGTTTCTGCAAAATAAGCTGCTTCAGATGGAAAATCTTCTTTGTATTTTATACCTTTTTCTTTTTGAGATTTTTTAAATTCTTCTCTTTCCATCTCTTTTGCTTTTCTTTCTTTTTTAGCATTTTCTAATAAATGATTTAAAGCTTCAACTTTAATTGGATCTTTTTCATTAATCATTCGTTGTTCTAAAATATCTATAGGGTCACTAAAACCAAGAGAAGGTATTTCAGGATTATATGGTTCTTCTGTGCCATTTGCTAAATTAACTCTACCTCCTGTTGCTTTTTTATCAATACTTTCTCTATACAACTTATATAAGTCATTATTTGTTTTAGATCCTGCAGTAGATAAATATTTGTTATAACGTTCTTGAACTGTTAATGGAGTAGAATCACTTGCTGTAGTTGTTGAAGACAAAGGACCTCCTGGAAATCCTCCTGTTCCTGACATAATATTTGCAGTTGGTGATACTTGATATATTTCTTCTTTACGTTTTCTTCTAACAAAATCTAAATAAGTTTCGTTTGGTAACATTTCATTTTGAGGTATCATTAATCCAAGTGGAATTGGTGAATTTATATATTGATCAATTTGTTCTTGAGTCATATTAGTATTAACTGGTCTAAGGGAAGTTATTGCAAGTCCTGCCATTGGAGTTCCATCCGCATAACCAATTCTTCCACCATTAGCTTTTTTATTTCTATTATCTTCTATATAATCATAAACCGTTTGTTTCTGGTTATAAGAAAGATTATCTAACTTGTCTTGAAATAATTTAAAAGCAACACTTTCTAGATCTAAAGGTATAATTTTTTGTGGTTGTTTATTAGCAGGTCCACCTGTTGCTAATTCAATTTGTCTAAATTGAGGATCAGGAAGTCCTGGAGCCTGTGGCATAACAGGTGCCATATCTGGAGGAAGATAAATTGGCATTCTTTCTTCAATAGCTACTCCTGGTTGTACTCCTTGATATAAAGGTATGCTGTCTACTTGTGGACTAGGACTGTCGTCTTGTACTAATTCTTTAGATTTTTGATAAAAAGGTTTTGTATTAAGAATTCGTTCCTCGCCACTCGCAACTTGCGCCGCGACTTTAGGAGCGGGCTTCCTAGTAAGATAACGCATCATCTCTCTGTACTGATGAATTTTCATTTATAACCCCATCAAGTAATCAAGACCTCTAGACTGAACATTGCCACCTTTTGCAAATTTTTCAGGTTCTTCGTCTTTTAAAATTTTTTCCATTTCTTCTTTTGTATATGATTCTTTTGGTCTATCTAATTTAGGAGTAAATTCATATTTTGATCTTGCTAATTTTTCAGCATCAATTTCTGTGGCAACTTTTTTAAAATCAGGGATTAAACTATCTAATTGTTCTAAAGCACTTTCTCCGTATATATTTCTAAACGGTTCTATAACATCTATATTAGATGCGCCTGAAACTATATCTTGAATTTCTTTTGGTGCTTTTAATTTTCCAGATTTTATATCATTAAACATAATCTGTCTTGCAACAGATCTAAGTAAGCCTACATCATTACCTGCTGCATACTTAAGTTGTGCTTCTCCAGTTTCTTTTAAAATTTCTCCAAGGTTCATACCTTTTTTTTCTCCCATTGCTTTTAATCTATTAATTCTAGTTTCAATATCTCCAGTCAATGTTCCTGGAGGATTTATTTGTCCAGATTCTTTAGTCAACTGTTGAATACCTTCTTTGCTAACAGGTTGTTTGGTTTCAAATTTTATAACTTCTGCTTCTGGTACTGTTTTAAAAATTTCTAAATTTTTTTCAAACTGTCTTTTCATTCTTAAATTATTTGCAAAATTAATTTTTTGTTCTGGAGATAATTGTAAGTTTTGATTTAAAATTAAATTAGAAGTTCTTGTTAATTCTTTGTCTAAAAAATTTAAAGCTTCATCAGCTTTTTCTAAGGTTTCTTTTCTGCTTAATCCTTTATACTTATCTAGTTTAAAAGGACTAACCATTGTCTCTGTTACTAATGGATAATCAGCAGAAACTTCTTTACCGCCTTTTTCAAAAATACCTTTAGCAACATTTGTTCCAGCAAGACCTGATTGATCTACTGGGACTTCTTTTAATACTTTTTGAACTTCTTGTTCATTTAATCCAAATGATTTTAAAAACTTAATAAGTTTGTCCATATTAATAATAAACTTTGTTATTTCGGTTTATAGGCTCATCTTTGTAATCTTCTGGATGATCTATAAATCCACCTTGTCTAAAACGCATGACTGCTTGTGTCATTGAATCCACTAGATCGTCATGATCACCATATGGAAATGCAGCACATTCCTCAATTACCTCTTGAGCAAATTCTTTATCAGTCGGTGCCCATATCTGGCCCGATTCAAATAAAGGTGCAACAGAGTTAACTCTAGAATGCTTATCATTACCCCTAGATGGGGTATAGTTTATAACAGGGATACCCATTTTACGCAATTCATAAGTTAATGGGAGTCCTGAAGCTTTTGCCTCAACTAATACAGTTTCTGGTTGCCAATACTGATATTGCTGATATGCTATTCTACGAAGCTCAGGAAATTCAAAACGATCTTTTACAGCATCTAGCAAAATGAGTTGAGGTCCTGAGTCTTCGTTTCTTTGAAAAACTCCCCATGTTGTTATAGCTGAATAGTCTGCTGATTCTTTTTTTAAGAATGCAGTATCATAAGATTGAATTACATGTTGAAGTGGAGGAATATATTCCTTATCCCATTTCTGCCACCACTCTCGTTTTATAATTGCACCTTCTTCTGATGTTGGATTTTGCATCCATTGTGCATTCCATTTTTGTAAACTAATAGATGCTTTAACACCTTCTAATTCTTCTAACTTCCAAAACTCTGGCCATACAGGTTTATTACTTGGAAGAATTGCAGGAAATTCTATTCTCT